AATGGTTAAGGTTTAATCACCAACAGTGTGGTTACGGGGCGATGATTTACGTGAGAAACTCGATGGCTAGGGTGTTAGGCACAGCCCACCAAGTAGATGTTGATGTGCTCACATGGGAGCTAGTCGCACCACAAGCGGAAAAAACTCAAGCCATCAAAAAGAAAAGACGCATATGACGCTCATGATCTTTATTTTGGTAATGCTTGATGCTGGTGGCAACAAAACTGGCGTCGAGCTTGCGTTCCAAGAGCTTACGTCATGCCTTGAGTACCGTGACGCTTTAGTCATGCAGTCAACTCACATACATAACTATGTTGTCGGTCGTAAAACCAGTAAATTCGATGCATACTGCGAGGTAAGGCTCATTCCTCAAAGTGAAGCAGGAAAAGGCAAATATATTTTTCGAGATCCAGTTATTAAGAGAGAAGATGACTGACATACCACCTTTTCCCAACAGCGTAAACGCTGTGCAGCCATCCAATGCAAAGCATCAGCTTCAAAAAATTGAAACTGAAAGAATGCAAGCAAAAGAAATAAACAGGCATAGAGAGGTTGTTACCACGACCTATGATGCAAAAACCTATGTCTACAAAAACGGTGAGTTAAGTCAAACAACTCCAAAGGTGACCGGCCAACACATCTTGGTGACAGTGTGAAAGCCAAGATGGTAATGATACTCGTGATCGGCTTGGTGTGCTTGCTGGGTATAATCGTTATTGGTGATTTCTATATCGCCATCTCTGAAAGCAGACCACCAGATGAAAGTGTAATACGTTTGTTAGAGCACTCAATTATTGGCATAGTAAGCCTATGTGCTGGGTATATCGCAGGTAAGGACAATGAGTCCTAAAAAACTGGAGCCGAAGTCGCGTTACGCTGGATACGACGTGGACGGCGACGGCACAGTGACCGACGAAGAAATATCCCGGCACCAGGAGATGTTACAACTTGAACTCCAAGAAGAAAAAGCCGACAGTCAGAGAAAGATGGCCTGGGTTGCTGTTGGGAGTATGTGTTTTTTCGCTCTTTTGCCTATTGCTCCTTTTGTCCCAAGTGACCGCCTTGACACCCTAGCCAGTATCAGCGACATGCTCTTCCTTAGCCAAGCCTCCATCGTTGGACTATACTTTGGGGCAACCGCTTACATGAGCAAGAGGCCGTGATGCCAAGAGCAAAAGAAAAAGAGGTATACAACTACAAATGCCAACTGGTCAAAGTTGTAGATGGCGACACGATTGACGTGGACATCGATCTTGGTTTTGACGTTTGGCTCAGAAATCAAAGAGTTAGGCTACATGGGATTGATACACCAGAATCCCGCACTCGAAACAAAGCTGAAAAAGTGTTGGGCCTTGCGGCAAAAGATTTTTTAGCTCAACAATGCCGAAACAAATTTACGATAGCTTCGATGGGCCGGGGCAAGTTTGGCAGAATACTTGGTATTGTTTATTCAGAAACGGGCATAGATATCTGTAAACTTATGATCAAAACAGGCCATGCAGTAGAATATTACGGCGGCAAAAAAACAAAGGTCTGGGCATGAGCATTCTCGGATCTTTGATAGAACCAGCGACTAAGCTGCTTGATAAAGTCATCGAGGACAAAGATCAAAAAGCTGCTTTAGCACATGAAATCGCCACAATGGCGGAAAAACACGCCCAAGAGCTTGCGAAAGGCCAGATCGAAATTAACAAGTTAGATGCCAGAGGCAACTGGTTTCAATCTAGTTGGAGACCCTTGGCTGGTTATACGTGTGTACTAGGTCTGATGGTAAACTTTCTTGTAGCCCCGATTGCAGCAGGGTTCGGTGTAGTCATACCGCAGGCTGATGCTGGCGTTATGATGCCTCTTCTTCTTGGGATGTTAGGTCTTGGTGGTGCTCGTTCTTTCGAAAGAGTTAAAGGGGTGGGCAAGTAGATGAGTGATTACAGATACTTCAAACTGGAAGATTTCGACTGCCAAGAAACCGGTGAAAACCAGATGTCCGAAGAATTTATAGAACGTCTCGACGGTCTGCGACACGTTTGTGAGTTTCCGTTTATTGTTACTTCTGGTTACAGATCTCCAAACCATAGCATCGAAGCTAGAAAAGAAAAACCCGGACAACATGCACAGGGTATTGCTGCGGACATCAAAGTTGTCGGGGGCGCACAACGGCGTCTGTTAGTAGAAAAAGCTCTTGATATGGGATTTACTGGAGTTGGCGTGGATAAAAATTTTGTCCACGTTGATATTAGAACCACAACACCGGTTCTTTGGGTGTACTAATGCCTCTTGCCAAGTTTATTTTCAACCCCGGTATAAACAAAGAAGGCACGGCCTATACCGCAGAAGGCGGTTGGTTTGATGGCAATCTAGTTCGTTTCCGTAAAGGGCTGCCCGAAAAGATTGGCGGTTGGCAAAAATATATCGAAACATCTTACGAAGGCACTGGTCGTAAACTACACGGCTGGGTCGATCTGGACGGTACAAAGCTTTTGGGTCTCGGCACTCGGTTCAAGCTATACATACAAGAGGGCACATCGTATAACGACATCACCCCGATTCGGTCTACAACCAGCGCAGGTGACGTCACTTTTGCCGCGACCAACGGATCAAGCACCATTACGGTGACAGACTCTGGTCACGGCGCAGTGAACGGGGATTTTGTTACTTTTTCCGGCGCGTCTTCCCTCGGTGGCAACATAACTGCTGCCGTATTGAACCAAGAGTATCAAGTAGATACGGTTCCAACCGCGAATACTTTCACGATTACTGCAAAAGACACCTCTGGTGCAACGGTTACTGCCAACAGCAGTGACAGCGGCAACGGTGGTGGGTCTGTAGTTGGCACGTATCAAATAAACAGCGGCCTCGATGTTTTCGTTGATGGCACCGGTTGGGGCGTTGGAGCTTGGAGTGCTGGCACTTGGGGTTCCACAACTTCTCTCGGTGACTCTAACCAATTACGACTTTGGTCGATGGACAACTTTGGCGAAGATCTGATCTCCAACCCTAGAGCAGGCAGTATTTATTATTGGGACAAAACAAACGGGTTGAACACCCGTGCGGTTGCCTTAACTAGCCTAGCAGGAGCAAATTTGGCACCCACCAAAGGTTTACAAGTCATTGTATCCGATGTTGATCGTCACGTTTTGGTGCTAGGAGCAGACCCGATAAGCGGTGGTTCTAGGAGCGGAACCATAGATCCGTTGCTTATTGCATTTTCTGACCAAGAAAACGCCGCAGAATGGGAGCCAACGGCTACCACTACAGCGGGATCGTTACGTTGTTCTGCTGGGTCTGAGATCATTGGTGGTCTTCGCGCTCGACAGGAAACGTTAGTCTGGACGGATGTCGCCTTATATAGCCTACAATTTATAGGGCCGCCCCTCACTTTTGGTTTGAACCTAGTCAACGAAGGCGTCAGTTTGATTGGACCAAACGCCGCTGTAAATACGCCTCGTGGTGTGTTTTGGATGGATAAAAAGGGTTTTTACAATTACAACGGGTCAGTGACGCCGTTGCCTTGTAGCGTCCAATCGTATGTTTTTGACGACATCAATGAGGGTCAAGCTTTTCAATACTTTGCTTTTGTGAATAAGCAGTTTGATGAAGTAGGTTGGTTTTATTGCTCTGAGACTGCCACTGTTATTGACCGGTACGTGGTTTACAACTATGTGGAACAAACATGGAACATTGGTCAATTGTCTCGCACAGCGTGGTTAGATGAGGGTATTGTGGCGTTCCCACGGGCAGCGGGTAAATCAAACTCAACTCACTTTTTGTTTCAACATGAGACGGGCAACGATGACGATGGTAGCCCAATGACAAACGTATTTATTGAATCTGCGGACTTCGACATCGGTGATGGCGAGGAGTTTCAGTTTATACGCCGTATGATTCCAGACGTGAAGTTTACCGGCGATGGGGGTACTGACCAGGCAATCAACGTGGTGATGAAGACTCGGAACTTTCCGGGTCAATCGCTGACCTCGGACCAAACAAGCAGCTTTACTGCGACTACTACAAAAATAGATATGAGAGCGCGTGGGCGGCAGGCGTCTGTTCGGTTTGAATCGGACGATGACGCAGGCACGGACGTTACTCTGGGGGTTGGTTTTCGACTCGGTGGCACAAGGCTCGATCTGCAACCTAACGGGCGTAGATGAGTAAGCTTTTACAGGGGAGATTGCCCTTCGCACAGGGCGAACAGGTCGATACTGGCACGTTCAATCGAACTGTACGTTTGCTCGAACTTAGCTTAGACTCTGTTGATCCAGATGCGACACCGCAGTTTACTGCCGCTCGTCGGGACGAGTTGAAATTTAACGCTGGTGATATAATCTGGAATCTGACTGAAGGCGTTCTACAGGTCTATACTGGCAACGTCTGGCAGAATATATCTTCTCCGTCAACATCGGGGTTAAGCGCAACAGTGAGTGTCGGGACCGTTACGGTAGTTACCAACGGTTCTACGGTTGTAACAATCAGTTAGCGGTAACTTATGGCGGAACCTGCTCTACAATACGACGAATTC